TGTTCGTCAATGTCGTCTTCGCCGTCTCAATGATGTTCGTGATGAGCTGCCACGCCGTCTGCCACGCCGTCTGCAACGTGCTCATGAACGACTGCCACAAACTCTGAATCGCGCTCACCACGCTCATCACCACGTTCTGAATCGCCGACAATGCCGCCTGAATCAACGCCTGCATCGCCGCCCACACCGCCTGCGTAAAAGACTGAATCGCCGTCCACGTGCTCTGCCAGAACCCTTGCACCGCGCTCCACACGCTCTGGATGATGTTCTGAATCGCCGACAATGCCGCCTGAATCAGCGCCTGCATCGCCGCCCACAGCGCCTGCGTAAACGCCTGAATCGCCGACCACGTCGCCTGCCAGAACGCCTGCACCGCGCTCACCACCGCCGTGATGATGCTCTGCACCGTCGTAATCGCTGACTCAATGAACGCCTTAATCCCCTCCCAGATGGCCGTCGTCACCGCCAGCAGCGCCTGCCACGCCGCCTCGATGAACGCCTGAATCGCCGCCACAATCGCCTGGAGGAACGCGCTCAACTGCTCGAACCAGCCCACAATCGCATTCACCATGTCCGGCACAATCGACCCGCCCACCAGCGTCTGATACAGGTTCGTAAAGAACGTGATCACCCCGTCCACCAGCCCGCTGACGAACGCCACAATCGTATTCACAAACCCGCTCACCAGACTCACCACCCCGTTCACCAGGTTCGTCCAGATCGTCTGAATCCCCTCCCCCATCTGCTGCATCCCCTGCTGCACCAACTGGCTATTCCCCGTGAACAGCCCCACGATGGTGTTCCACATGCCGGTGAAGAAGGTGATCAACCCCTGGAACACGCCGATGACCGCCTGCACCACGCTCATCACCGTCTGAATCAACGGCTGCAACGCGCTCGCAATCCCCTGCACAACCCCCACCACAACCCCCACCACCGCCATGAACGCCGCCCCCAGCACCCCCAGCGCCACCCCAATCACCGTCCCCACCGCCTGCACCACCGGCGCCAGCGCCTGGAACAGCGGCCCGAGGCTCGCCCACAGCGCCTTGAACTGCTCCACAATCGGCCCCGCGTTGGCAAACGCCCCCCGAATCACCTCGATCACCTGCGTCACAATCGGCCCGATAATCCCCACCGCCGTCTGAATCGCCGTCTGAATCCCACCCCATACCGCCACCACCACGCTCTGAATCTGCGGCCAGGCCGCGTTCCACCACGTAATCAGCCCCCCCACCACCGTCTGCACAATCGTCTGCACAATCCCCACCGCCGTCTGAATCACCGTCTGCACCGCCGACCACACCGTCTGAATCGTCGTCTGAATCAGCGGCCAGTTGGTGTTCCACCACGCCACCACCGCCCCCACCACCGTCTGAATCGTCGTCTGAATCCACGCGATCACCGGCGCAATCAGCGCTTGCACCGCCGTCCACACCTCGGCCGTCTTCTCCCGAATCCCCATAAAGTTCGTCGCCCACGCCGCCGCCAGCGCCACGACCGCCGCAATCACAATCCCAATCGGCCCCGTCAGGAACGCGATCGCCCCGCCCAATATCGTCGCCGCAATCCCCCCCGCCGAGAACGCCGCCACCAGCGTCCCAATCGCCCCCACGACCGCCCCCAGCACAACCAGAATCGGCCCCAGCGCCGCCGCGAACCCCAATATCCCGATGATGATCATCTGTGTGGTGGGACTCAGGCTGGCGAACCCGGCAATCAGCCGCGTGATGAAGTCCACCACCGGCCCCATCGCCGTCATCACCCCCTGCAACGCCGGCATCAGCGCCTGCCCCAACTGCTGCCCCCACACCTGCACCTGCACCGCCGCCTGCTGCATCGCAAAACCCGTCGCGTTCACCCCCTGCGTCTGCGCCTCGAACGCCGACTGGCTCGCCCCGGCCGCGTCCCCCATCGCCGTCAGATTCCCCGCGAACGTGTCCGCCTGCGGCCCCGCCAGCGCCAGCGCCAGCGTCTGCCCCTCGATGCTCCCAATGTAGCTCTGCAACGGTGCGCCACTCGACTGCGCCGCGCCCACAATCGCCTGAATCGTCCCCTGCAACCCCAGCCCCTCGATCATCGCCTGCCCGCTGGCGAAGCCCAGGTCGCCCATGAGCTGCGACATCGAATCCGTCGGCGCCATCAGGCTCTGCAAAATCCCCCGCAGCTGCGTCGCCACCTCCCCCGTGCTGCCCGTCACCCCCGCGCCCGTGGCCATCGCCGCGAACAGGCTCTCCATCGACACGCCCAGGTTGCTGGCCAGCGGCGCCACCGCGCCGATGCTGCCCGCCAGCTCCGGGAACGTCGTCTGTCCCATACTGACGGCCTGCTGCGCCAGATCCGCCACCTGCTGCACCGCCGTCGCGCTCGTGTCGCCATACGCCCGCGTCACCGCGCTCGTCAGCCCAATCGCCTCGCTCGTCGTCGCCAGCCCGGCCGCCGCCGCCACGGCGTTGATCTCCAGAATCGCCAGCGAGTCGTCCGTCGCCCCGAACGCGCTCACCACCTGGTACAGACCGTCATTCAGGTTCGACGTGCCCTGCCCCACGCTGATGGCCATGTTCTGCACCGCCGGCCCCCACTGCTCGACCCGGCTCCGTGCTTCGTCGCTCAACGAACTGATGTTCGCCATGCCGCTGTTGAACTGCGTCGCCATGGCAATCGCCGCCGTCCCCACCCCCAGCAGCGGCAGCGACACCCCCGCCGTCAGCGACGCCCCCACGCTCGTCATCTGCGACCCAAGCGACTGCAACGACGCCCCCGCGCCGCTCATCTTCTGTTCAAAGTCGCCTGTGTCGCCAACGAGGGCGACGACCAGTTCAGCCAGTGCAGCCATAGCTATTTACTCGCCTTACGATCCTGTCCGCCAAACGCCGCCACCACCATCTCCCACTTCCGCCGCAACTGCTCCGGCGTCTTTGCCGCCTTCTCCCCCGCCCCCCCCTTGAACTTCGGCATAAAATCCTGCGCGCTGTACGGCTTCTTCTGCTTCTTCGCGTCCCGGTTCACGTTCGCCACCGTCGCCGCCACAATCCCCGCCTGCAAATCCCCCCGCTCCGGCCCGAACGGCTCCAGTTGATAGAACGCCATCCACTCCGTCAGCTCCGCGCTCGTCGTTTCCGCCAGCAGCCGCGACACCGTCATGCCCAGCGCCGCGGCCAGCCGGAAGTAGAACTGCCTCTCAGGCCGCGTCCGGAAACTGCTCCTCAGCCGCGGCCGCGGCCTCCTCGGTCAGCGCGTTCAGCTGCTGCGCCGCGTTGAACACCCGGTTCAGCGCCGCCGCGCTCTTCTGCCCCAGCGCCACCGCGTCCGCCTCGCTGAACAGCCGCTGCCCCTTCTCATCCACCACGCACAGCGCCACCAGCCGCGCCCGGATGTTCACCAGGTTCTGCTCAATCCGCTTGCCGTGCCGGGTGATGGTCCCGGCCTCGAACGCATCCCGCTCCCCGCCGGTCATCATCCTGACTCTGACCGTCCCGCCCCACTCCGGCACCTCAACGTCCACCGTCGGCAAATCCTGCGCCGCCAAAATCTGATCACGTCCCAACAAAGCCATTGCTTTCTTCCTTGAGAGGCCGCGGCCGTCCGCGGCCTCTCTCTTCACTGACCACTAACCACTAACTAGCCGGCCAGCGTCGGCTGCCCCGTCACCTGCAACGTCACCTCGGCCAGCAGCTCGTCCTCCACCGCCGCGCTCGGCTTGAAACCCGTCACCAGCGCCGCGAACGCCCAGGTCGTCGCTCCCGTGTCGGAGAAGATCAACTGGAAGTTGCGCCGCGTCCGGTTCACCATGTCCTCGATGAGGCCGGATGAGTAGCTCTGCGTCGCGTTCGTCGGGATGAAGTTCAGCTCGAACGACACCTCGCCGCCCGTCAGCAGCGTCCCGATATACTCCCGCCAGCCGCCGCTGTCGTGGCTGGTCACTTCCTTGGCCTCAAGCTCTAGCTCGGGCCCCTCAATGTCTCTGACTTCCGCGATGGTCGTGAAAGTCTCGCTGGTCGCGCCGTTGCCGATCTTCAACAGCACGCCGTATGCCGCCAATGCTCCAGTCGTCATGCTTCACTCTCCTCAATCAGAATTATCGGCGCGCCATCCAATTCGGCATTCGCCGTGCCTACCGTTCGTTCAATCCCATGCACCGCCCGCAGGTGTCCCGCCATCCCCACCGCGTCCAGCGTCGCGTACGCGCACAACTGGCACTCATAGTTCATCAGCCCGTGCTTCCACACCGACCGCCGGAACAGCTTCGGAGGCCCCTCTTTACTGACCACTGCCCCCTGACCACTAACCACTTTCTTCATATCGCCTCCGTATGCCACACCATGAAGTCCTGCCGCACGCTGTGCAGCCCCTCCGCGTCCCCATACTCGTCCGCGTCCGTCTCCAGCCAGCTCCCCTGCACCGCCACCCCGCCGACCGTCCCCATCACCCCCTCCAGCGCCTTGCGCACGACCACCGCCAGCCCCTTCACTTCCGAGTACGTCCGCGCCACGCACGTCACCTGCACCCGCACCCGCGCCAGTCCCGTCGGCGCCGCGTGCGCCTTCACCCGCCGCGTGCTCACCCGCTGGTACGCCACCGCCGGCAGCGTCGCCTCCTGCGGAATCTTGTTCGGGTAAATGCGCGATGCGCTCCCAGCGCCCACGATCGCCGTCACCGCCGCGGTGGTAGTCAACCTGCTGTAGACCGCCTCTTCAATCTCGGCCACTACTCCAGCGCCTCCACCAGCACCCGCCCCACCGCCGCGCCCACCTCATCCGCCCCCTCATCCACTGCCGGCCGCATGAACGGCGTCGAGGCCACCCCGCCCACCGCGTGCCCCGCGCTGAACGCATCCCCGCCCCAGTGCAGCGCCTTCGCCGTCCGCGGCTCAACCCGGTGCGCGCTCGTCCCCGTCTCAAAGAATGCGTAGTAAAAGTGCGCCTTGTCCGGCCCCACCAGCGCCGTCGAACCGCTCATCTCATAGGCGATGTGCGGCCCCGGCGCGTTGGCCGCGATCTTCGCCGCCAGCACCTTCGCCCCTTCCTCGACCGCCGCCGGCAGCGCCCCCTTCGCCCGCGGCCCGAGCTGCTCCAGAATCCGCTTCACCTCGTCCAAATTCTGGACCTCAATCCGAATCGTCATGCGTTCACCAGCTCCCGGCACATCAGTTCCAGCATCTCGTCCCGTTCCAGCCGGTTAATCACGCCGTCAATCTCCAGCGCCCGCCCGTCCTCCAGGTAAACGCGCATCGTCGGCACCACCCCCGTCCGGTACCGAATCACCACCCGATGACTCACGTCCGCCTGCCCCTGC